GATTTGCTACGGCAACGTCTCTTTATTCCAAGTTCTTAGAAGTTAATGGAACTGCGGGAGTAACTACAATCACCTTCACTGATGCAATCGGTGCGGGTGTTTCTATTAGTGGTGGAATTATTACTGCTACTGATCCTGCAACAGGTATTGTAACTTATTATGGAGATGCTAGATTCCTTTCAGGGATGCCTACATCTCAGTGGGTTGATATTGATGCTGGATTAGGATATACGAGCATATATGCCCAAGGAAACGTGGGTGTGGGGACTGTAGATCCCAGATTTACTTTCCAAGTAGGTGGAAATACAGTTAAGACTGTAGCAGGGTTTGGAACCGATTCTAATGGTGGTGTAGGCATTTGTTCCAGTGGTAATGTTCTTATTACTGGTATCACAACCGCCAATAAATTTGTTGGTATTGGTTCAGATTTAACACTACTTGATGCTGATAATATTTCTTCTGGAACTCTTACTAATGATAGAATTCCAGTACTAGAATCTTCAAAGATTCCAAATGAATTTTCTGTAACTGGTGTAATTACCGCATCTAGATTTGACGGTAACTTGAATGGAACAGAGATTCAAGCAGGATTGATTACTGCTACTTCTGGATTCACAGGAAATCTTACTGGAAATGTAACTGGTGATGTAACTGGAACTGCATCAACAGCATTAAGTTTGAGTGGAACACCAAATATTATTGTAGGTGTATTAACTGCAAGTGCTGTTGCAGCATCTAGTTTTATTGGTGGTATTACTGGTGATGTTACTGGTAACTTAACTGGTACAGCAACAACAGCAACATCACTTACATCAGATGCTGTTGTAAATATTGATCAAATAAAAGTTGGTCTAGCAACAGTAGATGCTTCGATTGGTATTGGAACAGACTTTTATACTGGATTTATAGAAATTGGTGGTACTAATACAGGTACTGCTGATTTGTTTATCAATAGAACAGTTGGTGTTACAACAACCGACCAGATACCTGCAACCATTAAGTTGTTGAGTGATCGTGGAAGATCAACAATTACCATAGGAACTTCAGAGTCTGATTTTGGATATAATGGTCAAATTAGGTATGCAAATAGAAATGTAGCATTTGATTATAGTACTTCAGAATCTTTTGATTTTATTAACTATGGTAATGGAAATATAAATTCATATCTGCAAGCAGGAACAGTCGGTATAGACACTGGTTCTTTCTACTGGCATGATAAAAATGATGTGATAATGTCTCTCACATACGAGGGAAATTTGGGTATTGGTATAACCAATCCTACTGATAGATTACATGTTAATGGTACATCTAGATTTACTGGTGACGTTGTATTTGATGGTAATGCAACATATGTTGGAAATCTTAATGTTTCATCTATTGTATCGGAATTAACAGGTAATGTAACAGGTAATGTTACTGGTAATGTAGATGGATCTGCTGGTATTTCAACGTTCAACAATTTATCAGTTACTCAAGTAACAAAAACAGGTCAAATTGGTGTTAGTACTGATGTTACGGGATTAAATAGAAGACTTGCTGTTAATACTAGTAATAATTCATTTATTATTGATACTACTGGAAGAGTTGGTGTTAGAACTGACTCTATGTTAGTTTCTGGTCTTAATGCACCACAAGCAGATGTTGTGTGTGGAACTATTGGTGTTTCAACTGATAGAGTCAATGCTACTAATGCGTGTGCTGTTGATTTTGGACAAGTTGGATCTGGATATACTTCCTTAACAGATATCACAAACAGAGAATTTATGAGAGTTCCAAGAGTAACTGCTGCACAAATAGCAGCATTTACTGGACTTATTGGTGGTGAAATTGTTTATGATACAGACAATAACGTCCACAAAGGATATAATGGCACAACCTGGAATAACCTCTACTAATAACTGATATGGCACTTCAAGGATCAGGACAAATTAGTTTTTCGCAATTAGAAGCAGAGTTTGGGCAAAATAATAGTCGTAGTCTTGGTGACTATCGTGTTAGTGATAACTATGCTAATAGTAGAGGAGGTGCATCTTCTGTTGTAGGAAATATGCCATTAGATACTGGTATTCCACAATCAGGTGAAATAAAATTCAGCGATTTTCATGGTAAACGCCTGAATATGGTTGTTGATTACTACTCCGGCAATGAAAGAACAAGAGTTGATGGTAGACGAAAATATATTAACAGACCTCAAGATGTTAGGTGTGTAGGTGGATTTAAAAATAGACCTTCAAATTCAGGCGGAAGCAAGGTTATATTGCATGTGAATGATACTATCAAATCGGAAAGAAATGACAGTCGAAAAGTTGTTGCTTTCAGAACAGGTAATTGGAATACTGGAACTGATTTGTATATTGACGTTGGTGATAGTGGAAAAATTTTAGGTGCTGGTGGTGATGGTGGTGATGGTGCCGATAATGAAACTGAAAGAGGTGGAAGTGGAAAAAATGGAAATAGTGCAATAGGTCTTGCATACCCTGCAACTATCAGAGTCTTTAGTGGTGGAATTGTTGCTGGTGGTGGCGGAGGCGGCGGCGGTGGAGGCGGTGCCTACGACACTGATAAGAATGATGATGAGTTAGCCTCTGGTGGTGGAGGCGGTGGTGGTGCCGGTTCACCAGCAGGTAGAGGTGGAGATAAAGGAGACAGTTGGGAATCTGATGGTTCTAGTGGTTCTAGTGGTTCTACCACTAACGGTGGAGATGGTGGTGACGGAGGTAATGCTGGTAATGAAGCGAGAGGTGGTCGTGGTGGAGATGGTGGTAATCTTGGTCAAGGTGGTAATTCAGGTGACTCAGGTGATGGTGAAAAAACATCTGGAGGAGGTAGTGGAGGAAATGCCGGTTATTGGATAGTTACTGGTGGAAACTCATACAATCTGGCGTTAAATCAAGGCACTGTCAGTGGTGGAACTAACGGAGGAAGTTATTTCTAATCTCTTATAACTAGATTATATAATTTGATTTTATTATGGACAGTTTCATCCGAATTTATGATGATGCAATTCCAGAAGATCACTGTGAAAGTTTAATCAATTTTATTGATAAACTTGAAGAGTGTGATGCACTAGGAAGTTCTGGAGTAAAGAAACATTTAACAAATCACAAAGCATTTAACGCATCCCATAATTATCATACGACTTCTGGGTCTTGGTTAGGATCAAATTTTCTACCATACATTCAAGAACCAGTAAATGAATATCTAAGAAATTATAGCGTTTTTGGTGAAGCAAGATTTTTGCTATATGATGTAAAAGCAAAAAAGATTCCTATCGGTGGGGGTTTTCATAATTGGCATTATGAAAATGCTAGAGTGCCTTATTGTACTAGGCAGTTTGTGGTACAAGCATATCTTAATGATGAATTTGATGGTGGAGAGACGGAATTTTTGTATATGAATGAAAGAATTAGTGCCAAACAAGGAAGAATAATAATTTTTCCAGCAGGATTCACTCACGTCCATAGGGGAAATCCTCCATTAGGGGGAGAGAAATATATTGCAACTTCTTGGGGTATGTTACAACCAGTGGAAGATGATTTATGAAAATACTAATAAAGATTGAGGAGTATCTTCCAGAAACACAGCAAATTGTTGTAAAATTTTGCAGTTCACAATCAGAAAAATCTATTGATGATGTTCGAGCACTTGCAATCGACTTAGATAAATTAGAACTCTTTGATACTGAATTATTTTTAGAATCTTTAGCATTACACGGTCAACAGATAATAGACAGGTATAAACAACTTCAATTTGGTGAAGATATAGAAAATGGTCCTTTAGATATTACAAAATTGGTAGGTAGAACTATAGAGAGACAGGAGTTCCCTAGAAATAAAAAGATGATACCTATGAGGAGAGTTGAATTATGAAATACTTCAAAAAATGCGAAGAGTTTTACATTTGTGGATCTACAAATAAGAAAAAAGAAATATTCGCAGAATCTGGTGATAAATCTCTAACTCTTTTTCAAATTATAGTAAGAGGAAGAGGAAGACTAATTACAACTTTTGATACTATAACTATTGATGGTAGTCAAGGAGATATTATGAATTGTAAGTCTATGATGGGTAAAGATAGAGTTCTTGTATCCGATAAAAATAGTGAAGAGTATTATGAAGTTTATGGATTTAATCCTCTAAATCCAACAGAAGATTGGGATGCTAAGAAAATAACATCATCTTTCAAAGGTGATAGTAATAGTTGGATTATATGTTTTGATGGTAGTGCGACAATAAATGGAAAGATGGTGAAAAAGTTTGACTATGCAAAATTAGAGAACAAAGATTATGAGGTTGAAGTTGGTGATGCCTTACTCGGAGTGTTTACAAAAATATGATTACTAAAAAAGATCTAGATTCATTATATGAATGGGCAAGAGGTACTGAGTTTCCATTAAGAAATGAACGCATCACGTCAAAATATATGGGATATGGACTAAAAATCTGTCATATTAAACTTCATAAATTATATTCAAATAAAGAACTATCTAAATCTGTAATTGATATTATAGAGAATGAGGATGTTCTTGGTGTTTACTTTTTAAGTTACCCACCAAATATGACTGCAAGACCACACAGAGATTACAATCCACATCATCAACCGTATAAAAGGATTCAAATACCAACAAAGGTAGAAGATGGGTACATTGAGTGGACTGCTACTGGTGAAAGAGTTTACTGGGAAGAAGGTAAACCAGAAATCTTTAATGTAGAAGAAGAACATCAAGGTGCTAATAATTCTAACACAAGAATGGAATTTTTGTATGTCGATATAAAGCTTGACACAATCGTAAAATACGACTAGACTCTGTTTGTTGCTTTTGAAGGGATGGCTTTAGCTTACAATATATTCCCAGTTACAGTATATAAAACTAGAATAGAAGATAATGATTTTCTAAAAGAAAAGATTGTTTCTAGTGTAGAAAAAGCATTACCAGAACTAGATTCTCCTGAAGATTGGGCAACAGATAATCTTAAGACTTCTTTTGAAGGTGAACCAAAGGGTAAAGAAGTTCTTGTTGGAAAGAATAATGTTTTATTGAAAGAAAAATATAGTAATGCAATCTCAGAGATTTTCGATAGAGAAATTACTTGGGAAATTGCTGATGATATTTGGTATAACTACTATGAGAAAGGTTCGTATCAAGAACTACACGAACACATAGCAGATCCTTTTCAAAAGATTCACTTTTCTTGTATTCATTATCTGTCTTACGATAGAGATGTGCATACACCAGCAGAATTTCATGACCCTATATCGGCAATAAGAGCACATAGTTTGACTCTTGATAAAAATTTCGTAGGTGATTTTTTTATTCCACAAGTAGAAGAAGGGGACTTAATTATGTTTCCAGCATATCTACAACATAGAGTTCTTCCACAGAAAGTATCAGATATTCCTAGGATTACACTCTCATTTAATTTTAGATTGTTAAGGTATGGTTGAAGTAACTGATAATTTTTTAACCGAAGATGATTGCTATTCTGTAGTAGATTACTGCAAAATGGCTTCATATTCTTATGGTGAGGTTGATTATCCTGGTGCAATACCCACTGGGATGATTCATGAGATTGATGAGACAACTGAGATTTACAAATTGTTTCAGTCTAAGACTGAGAACCTTGTAACTGAGTATTCTCTTGATAGAATGTATGTGAACTGTTTCGCTCCTGGTGAGAATCCATACTTCCATATTGATGGTTCTCACGGTGTTACATTCTTATTCTATGCTAATGAAGAATGGAATATAGAAATGCACGGAGAAACACAATTTTTTATTGATAATCAGATTGTAGGAGTTCTTCCATATCCAAATAGAATAGTTAAATTTGATGCAAACATAATGCACCGCGCAACGTCATTCAGGGACCGACACCGCTTCACCCTGGCGGTCAAGTACAGTTTGTAAACCGTCCACTGGGTTGTCTGGTGGGCGGTTCTCTGCTATAATTACTCCATACTGAACAGGACACCCACTTGACCATCACCCTTCGCCCACATCAGCAGACTGCGGTTGACGCAATGCTGAAGCACGACAAAGGACAGGTCATCATCCCCACGGGTGGTGGTAAAACCATCTGTATGATTGAAGACGCTAAGAGGCAATTTGATCAGGTTGGTTCTACAACCATTGTTGTTGTTGCTCCTCGTATTCTTCTTGCTAAGCAACTTTGCAAGGAGTTTCTTGAGGTCATCGACAATGCTGCTGTTTACCATGTTCACAGTGGTGAAACTGAGCACTTTAGTAGCACTAAACCTGCTCTGATTCACAACTGGCATCGGCAAGCATACCGTAACCAGATGATTTTCACAACGTATCATTCGTTGGAGAAGATTGTTCAGTCTGGTATCAGTATTGATACGATTTACTTTGATGAAGCACACAACTCCGTTCAGCGTAACTTCTTTGTGCCTACTGAATTTTACAGTCGGCACTCTCGTCGTTGTTACTTTTTTACTGCAACTCCTAAGCACTCAGTCACTCCTCGCAAACCTGGGATGAATGATTCCCGTGTTTATGGTCAGGTCATTTGTAATGTTCCTGCTCCTAAACTTGTGGAGGAAGGTTACATTCTCCCTCCCGTTGTTCGCCTGACTCAGTTGCCTCAGGGTGATTTCAAGCAATCTGATTCTAAGAATCTGCTTGATACCATTGATGATAACACCGCAGACAAGATTCTGATTGCTGCTCGTTCTACGAAGCAGATTGTCCGTCTTGTTACTCAGTCTGACTTCACTTTCCAACTGGAACAACGTGGTTACAACTGGATGTATATCACATCCAAGACTGGTGCAATCATCAACGGACAGAAAGTTACCCGTGAGCAATTCTTCAACACGTTGAACGCTTGGGGTCGTGATGATAAGAAGTTTGTTATCATGCACCACTCTATTCTGTCTGAAGGTATCAACGTCAAAGGACTTGATGCGGTGATGTTTATGCGTAACATGGACTACATCGGTATCTCTCAGTCAATCGGGCGTGTAATTCGTCTGGGTGGCGCTCAGAAGACCTTTGGACTGGTTTGTGTACCTGTTGCTGATAAAGTGGGTATCAGCACTGCTAGGAGCGTACAGGCGGTTGTTGATACCGTCTTCCAAAAAGGTGAACCCGCAGTTTCTATCGTCCGTCGCTGAATCATGAACGTCAAAGTCACTCTTTTCAAAGCAGGTAAAACTTTTACCGAAACAGTTGTTGCAGTTGATTACCAAGACGCACGACAAGTTGCACTTGCTCGCAATCCTGGTGCTACAATCATTAGTGTTACTGCTGTTTTTTAATGGGATTCTTAAAACCCTTCGTTCCTTTTCCTACTTTATTGGATGCAAAACCTAAAGATCCATTAGGTTATGTAACGAATGATGGCATGTGGGCGGCAATTCCTTGCGGAAAAAAGTTCGCTATCATACATAATGGGAAGCAAGTAGCTATTCTTAACACCTACAAACAATCTGTTGATTTTATCAACAACCAAAAGAAAACCATTAAAAAGAAGTCACGCAAATGACCGATAAACACGAAAAGAGACGCGATGCTCTGGGACTTTTTTATGAAAGTGTATTGAAACCAGATCATGAACTCCGTAAATGCGCTCACAATCAAAAATGTTTTAATGAATTGATGGAGTGGCGAGATGAAATTATTCATTATCTTGATGAGCGCAGGAATCAGGAGTTCCACTAATGGACTCTCACATAATCCTTCTGGGGATGTTTGCGGTAGTAGCATATATCATCGTAACTGATGAGCGTGCTGCTGCCGCTTTTTTGTATGTAAGTAAGTTAGCAAATACTGAAATAAAACGCCACTGGTGGTGGTTGACTAACAATCCACGCAATCCTGTGGTAAAATATCTTATATACCGTCGTTCTCTTCGTCTTGCTAAGGAACTGATGGCAGAAATAAATAAAGAGAAAGAGA